ACCTCTGACAAGTCGGTAGCGTTGACGCTTGACAAGCATTACCACGTTGGCATGGCCTTCGGTAATGTTGATCGCACACTATCTATCGATCAATTCCGCGAGCGTTATATTGATCCCGCAATGATCGCCTTGGCGAACAAAATTGACTCTTCATTTTACGCTGATATGTACAAGGCGACTTACAGCTCTGTCGGCGTTCCCAGTGCATCGGCATTTCCCTCCACTCTTAAGGGTTTCGTTTTGGCAAAAGCTAAAATGGAATTGCTTGGCGCTACGGGCGGTTCTGCTTCTGCGGTAGTTGATCCTCTTGTCCAGGCTTCACTTGTCGACGGTCTTAAAGGATTGTTTCACTCTTCTGAGAAGATTGCTGAGCAGTATGAATCTGGTCTTATGGGAATCGCTGGCGGCTGCAAGTTCTCCTCGAGTGCGAATGTGGTAAAGCATAAGATCGGCGCATTGGGCGGAACCCCGCTGACAAACGGCGTGTCTGTTGCTGGTGCCACTACTATAGTCACCGATGGATGGACAGCCTCTGTTGCCACTCGTCTTAAAGCAGGCGATATTATTTCAATTGCATCTGTTAACGCTGTAAACCCACAAACTCGCCAATCAACTGGTGAGCTTGCGCAATTTATAGTTACCGCAGACGGCGCATCTGATGGCGATGGAAACATGACTATCACTATTGATCGCGCAATCTATGCTAGCGGCCAGTATCAGAATGTTGATGCGCTACCTGACGACGGTGCTGCGATCACTGTTTTCGGCCACGCCTCAACCTATGCAAACGTAGTCGCTCCGCAGAATCTTGTTTATTACAAGCAAGCTTATGCAATCGGCGTTGCTGATCTTGAGTTACCGGACGCTGGAGTCAAGGCGACAAGAGCTTCGGACAAAGATGCTGGGCTGTCTCTGACTATGACTGAGGCATTCGACATCGTGAATTACCGCATGATTCACCGGATTGATTTTCTCGGTGGTCGGCGTAGTATTAATCCAAAAATCAGGTGCCGCGTAGTCGGTCAGCCTTAATAGTTAAAAAACCCTGTGCGGCTCGAATTAATCGGGCCGCCTAACAATTCTCAAGAAGGAGAAATTAAATATGAATACAGCGACAGATACCATTATCCACAAGCTTCCCGTAACCGATGGCCAGGGCGCGGCTCTCACTGCTCAGCTAACAACAATTACTCCAGCCGATGCGGCTGGTACTCCTGACTATGCAATTCAGGCGATTACTAGCTCCACGCCGTTCGGTTTTGTGAATGCTGCTGAGTGCATCACGCTTTTGTATGTGGTTAAAAACTTGCAAGTGCGCCTCGCTGAAGTTGAAGCGCGTCTTGAGGCCGTAAATCTCGTAGTAAGCAATTAATTTTAATTTGCCCCGGTGGACCTATTCTTCCGGGGGTTTTTCTGGAGGGTTTACAAATGAGTATTTATCCGTCTTGGAGATATCACAAAAATCTTGAGCCGAAGCTTATTCAGTCAAAGGACGAGGAAAATTCTGAGTGGAGGGATTCTCCCGCCGCGTTTTCCGATTGCCCAGTTGTTGAAGCGCCGCTTGTTAAACCAAAAGCTCAAAAGGCTGGCAAACAAAAGCAAGCTGAGGCTCAGTAATGGCCACACTTCGGGATGTCATAAAGGCGTCTCTACAAAGCATTGGTGCGCTCGCTCAAGGTGAGTCGCCAAGTGCTGATGAAGAAGAAGAGGCGCGTCTTGTTTGTAACCGAATGCTGGGCTCCTGGGCCGCAGAGGGTTTGCTTGTTCACGCTAAGGTCAGAGAGGAATTTACTCTTGTCGTCGCGAGCGCATCTCGCACTATTGGCGCTACGGGAAATTACGCCACAACAAGGCCTGTTAGATATTTACGCGCCACGATTGAAGATCAAAGTGCTAGCGGCACGCCAGAATCGCCAGTCGAAATGATCACCACGCAGCAGTGGGCAGATATTACCGATAAGGCCACGACGGCTGCGTTGCCTACAAAAATCTATTTAGAAAATACATATCCAAACGACACTATTAATTTTTGGCCCGTGCCGAGTGCTGCTAATAAGTTGGTTCTCTACACAGAAAAACCACTCACGGCTTTTACTTCGGTGTCGACCACATTCTCGTTCCCTGAGGGATATGAGGAAGCCGTTGTTTTAAATCTAGGCAAGCGCCTAGCTAAGAACTACGGGAAAATGATTGATCAAGACTATTTCAATGAGGCCATTAATTTAAAGGCCAATTTACAAGTTAACAACTCGGAGCCCAGGTATTTGACGTGCGATGCGGCTCTCTTAGGCTCTGGTGGATACGACATATATAAGGGGTATTAGGTTTGAGATTTGCTGGCTTCATAGGTCCAAGTTATACGCTCAGATCCAAGAATGTGGATTGCCAGCGTTGTATTAACCTATATCCAGAGATCAATGAGCTTGGCACCGGCAAAGAGCGCGAAGTGGCGGCACTCGTCTCAACGCCTGGCCTATTGCTTCTTCAGACCATTGGCACTGGCCCTATACGGGGCCTTATTTATGCAAGTGACTCGAAACTTTATGCAGTCTCAAATAACAAGATTTACTCAGTGTCGTCACTTTGGGTCGCCACGGAGCTTGGCACTTTAAACTCTACTTCTGGCCAGGTAAGCATGGCCGATAACGGAATCTCGCTTGTGATTGTGGATGGCACTGACGGCTATGTTGTAACTTTATCTAGCGGCGCATTTGCTGAGATTATAGATCCTGACTTTCTCCCAGCTAGTCAGGTCGCATTTCAAGACGGCTATTTCATTTTTGCCCGCACTGGCACAGGCCAGTTTTTTATCTCATCTCTAAACGGCGTCACGTTTGACGCTCTCGATATCGCAACAGCCGAGGGTGCGCCAGATGATTTGATTGGATTGCTGTCATCAAATCGTGACTTATGGCTTGCGGGCACTGATTCAATTGAAGTGTGGTTTAACTCTGGTGACGCTGATTTTCCTTTTCAAAGAGTTCAGGGCGCATTCATTGAAGTAGGTCTTGCTGCCACGCACTCACTCGTCAAAATGCGAAATACGATGTACTGGCTGGGCCAAGACAAGGGCGGCTCCGGCATGGTGTTTGAGGCCACTGGCTATCAGCCAAAGCGCATCTCAACTCACGCGATTGAAATAGCTATTCAAGGCTATGCCAGTATTAGTGACGCCGTTGCATGGACGTATCAGCAAGACGGTCATTTCTTTTATGTTCTTAATTTTCCATCAGCCAACACCACTTGGGTTTTTGATGCCTCGACGAATTTGTGGCATGAGCGGGCCTACACTAACAACGGCGATCTTGAGAGGCACCGGGCCAACTGCCACGCGTTTGCTTACGGCACTCACGTCGTTGGAGATTATGTAAACGGAATAATTTATAAACTAAGCCCTACGACTTACACTGACAATTCAGTCGAAATCACGAAACAACGCGTCTCGCCTCATGTAACCGAAGGATTAGCGAAATGGATTTTCCACGCATTTCAGCTCGACATGGAAACAGGCATTGGTCTTGATGGCGTAGGCCAGGGGACAAATCCTCAGGTCATGCTTCAATTCTCAGATGATGGCGGTCACTCGTGGTCAAACGAGAAATGGGCATCTGCTGGTGCCATTGGCCGAAGGCTTACGAGAGTAATTTGGCGAAGACTTGGAATGTCTAGGGATAGGGTTTGGAAACTTACAATTACAGATCCAGTTAAGGTCACGTTCATTGGTGCTGAAGTAACTGCCGAAAAGGCGGTGAGCTAATGGCCGTTACGGTTCCGGCCCCTCCTTATAAAACTCCACTTCTTGATGTGAATGGACTTCTCACTCCTTCCTGGACAGCATGGTTTAGGGATCTTTACAAGCGCGTGGGCGGAACTATTGCGTTCTCAAATACGGAGCTTTATGCTGCGGCGGACGTGACGGATCTAACTGCCAATGTCGCAACTATTCAAACTCAGGTAAATACGAACACTGGCGACATTCAAGACTTACAAGTATCGGTTGGCTCGAGCGGCGTTGGCGTGGGGAGGCAATTGTGAGCGTTACGCCTAAGGGTTTAATCAGCGCCAAATATGCTTCAAACACGGACACTACTGAGTATACGTCTCCGGCTGACACTAAAACTATTATCGATAAATTCACGGCTACAAATAACGATGCG